CGCCATCCTCTTTCACAGTCGCATACTCCCCCACAGCACAGCCAGGATTGTTTTCTTCAATGTAATAAGGAGCCATTAGTCAACCTGTCTAATATCCAAAACGCCCACCACAAGGCCAGCAGGGTCAGACACAGCGAACAGTCTGTCACCTGGTCCCAAGTCAAACTGGATTGTCTCGCCTGGATCTATGTGTGGCGCGTTAGTGGCGCTGACAGCTGAACCACCATAGAAAATGTAGTTGTTATTGCTCTTAGTCATGTTGTGCAAGATGACATGGTGAGGCATGTTGTCGTGGTCGACAATCTCAGTGGCTGCGGTCCCCAGCGTTACCTGACGATGTTCTAAAGGCATCACTGCACCTCATCCTTGTAAGCGCTATCTGGATCTGCAGGATCTACTTGTGCCACGCCCTGCAACTGCACTGAAGGCAGACCAGTGTGAGCAACCGGTGGCAAACCAATCATCTCCATAGCCTCAGCAGGACTAAAGCCGGCAAAGACTAGATCGCGTACCATCTGGACCTTCTCACGCTGTGCTCGCACACCAGACTCAGACAAGTTCACATTAGCTAGAGGCACGCGCACCTGGGTAGCTGCTTCGCCTTCCTGAGCTTCCAGGTCTTCCCAGCCCCTGATGTCGTTGATGGTGAGGAAGCCAGACTGGATGCCTGTGGAGTAAGCGGAGAACCTGGCCTGAATATCGGCTCGCAGGAGCCCATTCATGTTGAAGCGCAAGAAGCTCTCAGCGCCGCCAGGATAGCGAGCCATCAGAGGAGTGAAGGATTCCTCCAGCAAAGTCACATAGGGTCGCAAAGTGTGAGTGACAAAAGCAAGCATGTTCTGCTCAACACTGGAATAGGTATTGGTCCCTGGCAGATTCAGCATGTGAGAAGGAATACGCCAAATCCTGGCAACATCCTCCACAGCCATCCTGCGAGCCTCGAGCGCCTGCGACTTCTCAGGATCTGCTTGTGTTGACTTGAAAGTTGCACCACCAGAGAGGATTCCAGTTCGCTGAGACTTCCTCCAGCCCTTGTGAGCTGTATCGAAAGAGTTGCGCAGAGACTCTGCCTGCTCCTGAGTGAGCGCGTTAGGGTACTCAATGACACCCTGCAATGTGGTCCCACTGCCGAAGAAGTTAGCGGCGTACATCTCGAGGCTCTTGCCTAAAGCCAGGTTCTCCTTCATGGCCGTCACCCTAGACACACCCCTGATGGTGCCAGGCTTCAACAGATCAGGAATGTAGATGACTTCCTCAGAGCTTAGAGGCTTGTCCTCACCGACAACAGTGAACATGAGCCGGCCCAAGCCATTCCTGGAGACCTCCACCTGATGTGGATTCAAGACCACAAGGTTGACCACCTCACCTCGAGGGTTGCTGAAAATCCTGACGAAAGCATTGCCGTCAATCAGAAGGCTCACCAGAACGCTCTTATAGAAAGTGCTGTGACCAGGGAAGTTCACATCAGGTTGTGCAACCCAGGAAGGCTTAGGCCTGAACAGTTCGCGGTTGCCGCCATCGCGGTAGTAAACATCTACTGGGAGTGTGCCAATAGTGTCACTGATAAGCGACACCGCAGACCAGACAGCTGCGATCTGGTAGGCATTGTCCTCATTGACATAAGTTCCAGCAACACTGCTAAATACAATGTCATCACCAGTCTCAAAGATTGTCTGGAAACTGATTGCCCTGTCTTCCCAAAGTTTGTTGAATACCACTTATCGCCCCAAAGCCAATCCGATTAGAAGAATGAAAACGCCTGCCACAATCAACCCCACAGGGAGACTGACAAGGATTGCGCCTGCCGTAATAGCCACTGCACCAGTAATCTGAAGAATGTTAGACATCATCACCTATCCAAAGAATTGTGGCACTGGTTCTAGTTTAGCGCCTGTCAGTGCTCTATCTACTGCGAGAATCATTGCTACCGCCCCATCTATCTTCCTAGGGCTGTTCCTTGCGTCTTTCACAATGCGTGGACCCAGGTTGTCAATCTTCGTTACCGCGTTACTTAAGTGTCTTGCGAGCAAAGGATTGCCGTCATGGATCAGCCTGGACTCCATAACAGCATCAAATACGCTGGCGCAAGCAGGGACCATTCTCCGAGCAGAAGTGCTTGGCCACTCCACAATAGGCACACCCTGCTCCTCTAAAGCTTGCATAGATCTCTGCCAACGGAAAGGATCGCAAGCAACCTCACGCACTTTAGGGTGAGCCTGACAGAAGTCCAAAACCGTTTGCTCCACCTCGGCAATGTCTACGCGCCAATCATCGTCATGCAGGTTCAAGTCTTTCTCCCACGCCTTCACAAGAAACACTTTCACCGGCTCATCATCCTTTGGCACAACAGCACCCACAATCACTGAAGCATCACCAGAGAAAGAACCATCAAAGCCTAGGACAATCTCATCATCAGGTGACACATCAAACTCTGCCTCACAAGCCTCCCACGCTCCAGAAGGCAACCAAGAAGTCTGCGAGCTCACCCACTGGTTGCAGCGCTTAGTCCGAAACTCAGCCTCCGGTGTTCTCCTCACAGCAGACTCAAAATCCGAGACAGCGTTTAGATCCCCAAAGCCAGGATTAGCTATAGCCCAAGTCTCAGGCTTCCGATGGTCTGACTCCTCCGGTGCCTCCCACGCTGCCATGAAGAAACTTGGATCATCAACTTCACCGCGTGCGACCTTCTGGCCGTATTGGTAAAGGCTGTAGCAGATTGAGTCTCGCCCAGTTGAATCCATGCGCACCCCAGCGGTACTGATCGCAATCAGCGTTGACAGCTTGCCACGCGCACCCATAGCGAGAGAGAAAGTGTCATACAGGTCGCGGTTCTTCTGAGCGTGGAGCTCATCCATCACCGTCATAGTTGGTGACAGACCCTCTTTGGAGTAGGCCTCAGCCGATACAACCCGATACACAGAGCCGAGTTTAGGAAGCTCAATAGCATCCCGATACAGTTTGGTGATTGCCGAAAGGTTAGGGCTCGCCTCAATCATGCGCTTAGCATCTTTGAAAACGATTCTGGCCTGGTCCTTTTCTGCCGCCACGCTGTAGCACTCCCCTCCAGAAGGACCACAAATTAGACCGTAAAGCGCAATGACAGAACCCAGTGCGCTCTTACCGTTCTTGCGTGGCATCAGGATTAGCTGGGACTGGTGCCTGTATCCACCGTTCTCATAAGCAAAGAGATGCTCCAACAGCGACACCTGCCAAGATCGCAACACCAAAGGCTCACCAGTGCGACCAGCCACCGAATCCTTAGTGATGATGCCGAAAGCCTGAGCAAACTCTGTTACCGGCTCGAGCCTCCTGCCTGCCTCTATCGCCTTCTCAGGAACAGGAGTCAACCAGCGTGGAGGCCAGCTAGACTGCTCCATCCTCAAACTCCTCAACCCTGTTAGCTCTACGATCCATCAGCTCCTCGAGCTTCGACTTAGCTTTCACCTCAGCCAGGCCAAGGCGAGACCTATCAGAAGGGGTAAACCCAAGCAAAGACAATGAAGTCTGAATCAACTTCTCAGTCTCCAACAGACTCATGTTCACCTTGCGCTCAGTAGGATCAGCAAGAAACTCCTCACGCAAAATCTCGCGCCTATCCAAAAGCTCACAACACATCTGCAACAGCTGTGTGTCACTGCGCGGACTAATCCACATCCCACCAACCATGTAGATCTCATCCCACAACTGCTGACCAGCCTCACCCAAAGGTCGCAGCGGTTCCCTAAAGCCACCCTCGATAGTCATCAGCTCACCCTCACCAGGCATCGCCCTCTTCCCAGGATTCCCCAGCTTTCGTTTCAACTCAACAGGCTTCGCAGGATTAGGCATGGGCTGTCCTCTTTCCAAAATAAGTATCAATCACTTTGCGTGCAATCTTCTGATTAGCCACAGGCCTTTCCTTCAACCTGGTCAGGCACTCAGCCTTGCCAGGATTCATCTCAACGAACCGCGCACCGGCATAACGGTAAACAGATCGCTCATCATTGCTCGGATCAGTGTGAATAATCCAAACACCTAAGCGCCTCTCAGCCTGAGCAACACCGAGCGCTGCCTTCACCGCAGCCTTCCGAGCTTCACGCGCAACCAAGCGCACCAAGTCCGAATATTCAAAAGACTCAGTGCCATCAACCGACAACGCCAAAGCAATCCGGTCCATGTCAACGATGATGTCACCTGGCTTTGCGCTCTCGCGTATGAAAGTTGACTTGCCACCACAAGGCGGACCAGTCACCACAGTCAACATTGTTCCAGCGTACCCCAAACCCTTTGAACTGCGGATACCTACAAGGCGGTGGCTACGGGGTGCTGGTGGCTGGGACTAGCATGATTGACCCCACCCCTGTATAAAGCCGGTGGCAGGGGTGTGGTTGCGTGGTTGTGCAGTCGAACGCCTGTGCGGACTGCTTTCGTTTG